CCTCGGGACCTGCGTTGCTATAAAGCATATTTCCGTCTACCTCCATTTTGGATAGTTCGGTGTTGATCAACGCAAGTTCTTTTTGTGGGTCAAAAGTGACCTTATAAATGTCAATTACGACTGGCTTTGAACTATCAACCGTGTTAAGTCCGTCAAAACGTAACCAGTAGTTTTTCCGGCTTTGTGTAAAGCCAGTAACCTTGCTATGTCCCCCATAGGTGTAGGTACATAAACACGTAGCATCCTCGACTAGGTTAGTGTCGGTGGGATCTTCCTCAAAGGTGATCATTCCTGATTTGAGGTCAACCGAATAGTTGCCCGAAGCGGTGATCGTATTCGCACCGACTTCCAAGGAAGTAAATGCCGTGACGTTGATTTTAGAGAGTGGGACAGAATAGCCCAACTTAGCGATAATTTCCTCATCCGTAGCCGTTGCGCCTGATACGGTTGAATCTGTGCCGAACATTGCTAGGGATAAGTTTTTCTTAGAGAAGTCCTCTAGGGTTGTCATTAACTTGCCCGAAAGCACTTGGTCAATTATCAGATCAACCGAGCGATGGCCGGAGGTGCTTTCCCTGTGTTCGGTGGGTTCCGTTGCTAGTTGCAACTTGAGGTCAGGTACGTTTCCCACAAACCTGAAACCGCCGGTAATCTCATCATTAGCATCAAGGTTGGCAATGTAAACCTTTCCTTGTCCTCGAAAATAATAACTGGTCATAATATCCTCTTAAGCTGTTGTCCATTTTTCAGTGCGGAAGGTCACGAGTAGGTTAAGGGTGAGGCTTACGGCTTTTTTGCCCGCAGTCTGCCAGTCCTTAACTATCGCCCCCTCCTGCGCAAATTCGGTTTTAAGCGCGAGGGCATCCCACGTCGGATCTGCCCCGATTGCCTGAATCAAATCCTGTTCAAGCTGACATCCTAGCTCTAACAAATCTTCTCCGAATGCGATCGCCTGAACCTCTAACCCTAAAGCGTACTCGTGGTATTGGTTAACCTCTACGACCTCGCATGAGGTATCGCGGAAGTCAACGCCCGCCGTATCGTACTCGTGGTTAGTGTCTTGGGCATAGGTGGCGTTCTCGCCTATATCGGTTTGATAGCCGTTAGCTACCGTCACACCCTCTAGGGCGGTCAGGATAGCTGATAGGATGTCAAATTTCTTCATAGGCTTAGGATTAGGTCGGTTATCGCCCCGTCACCCTGTGGCTCTATTCCAACTATCTTATAGTCGGTTGTGCCAATGATCAGGGTATCGCCGTGGTGTAGCCCCGTGGTTTCTGAGGTAGGGCAGCAAAAGACAATTGAGCGTCCCTCAGACCCCATGCCCATAGCCAAGAACTCCTGATCCAATATTCCCTTAATAGAGGTGCTGCCCACCGTGGCAGTGGTGGCAAACTCGGCAGTATTAAAGAATAGGGTCAGATCTTCTCCGATCACTCCTCTACCTCTACCTCTACCTCATCCTTTACCTCTACCTCATCCTTTACCTCTACCTCATCCTTTACCTCTACGACTAGCTCTACGCTATTGCCGTGGTAGGCGGCTTTTTTGGGCGGGAGTTCGACAATGTCCCCCGCGCGGTATTCCTTGCCACGGTGATAAATCAATTGTTTGACTAGATAGTTGTTCATTCAGGTTTCTCCAGTTTAGGGGTTTTAGCAGCAGGGATTGGGACCATTTCCACCATGTGAGCACATGACAGCAACTGTTCAGGCGTTAGGTCTACTTCCGTTCCTGGGGGGTAGGTAGCCCCGTTAAGTAGCAAGTGAAAGTGTTGGCGGACTCGATATCTCATGATTCAGATCGGCAACAGTTGCCGTTTTAGGTGGTGACAATATCGGTGATCGCGGCAAAGCTTTGGGCATAGCGAACCGCAATATCAAGGGTTTGCATTACGCGAATGTCCACCGAACCTTTCGTATAGCCAGAGCCGAACGGGTTGGGGAGGATTTCCAACACACCCCACTCACCAATAATTAGATCCGACCAGTTGCCAAGGATCATGGCAGAAAGGTTAGAGCCAGAGCCTTTAGTCAAAGCCGAACTAACTTGATTTGTGACCATCAGAGGATACCCCATCAAGCTAGTGCCAGGGTCTTGCAGAATAAAATTCCCCTCAACACCCGAGGACTGTTTAGAGGTCGTCATCAGCTTTGCCTTGACCTTGGGATTGGTCATAAAGCGCATATTCGGAGTATCGGCGTTGTCTACCTCAATCTCCCGACAGAGATTAACAATGCTGTCCCAAGTGGGGGCCGCCCCGTTAGTCCCGAGAGCAACCGAGCCAATACCCGAGGTGTTCAAAATCCCTCTGGGTTGCCCATCGGCTGCGGTGCCAGCCAAGGCGGCGAGGTCAATAGCCAAAGCCATGATCCGAGCAAAATCGTTTCTGATGAATTGCTCAATAGCAATAGAGGGTTGGAGCAGCATTAAACGGCTGAACTGCGATAAAGCCCCCACGGTTTTCGGGGTCAGGGAGATTTGCCCAAAGGTCGCTTCACTTTGGGTCAGGGCTTCTGCTTCGTCTACCCAGTAGGTAGTCGCCGCGGTCGCCTGAGTAGGGATGGCAACGTTACCTTGCAAGCCAGAGAGCATCATCGCCCCTGCTTGGATGACCATCGTCTTGTTTCTTAGCAAGTCGATAAAGTTCTGGGCAAGTAGGTCAGTCTGGACTACGTTACCGCCCGTTCCTGCGGCACCGACTGCATAGGGGGCGCGGACTTGCAGGTCACGAACGGGGACGAAAAAACCTTTAGGGTCGCGTCCAGTGCGCTTGGCAATTTCTAGAGAACACTCACGCTCAAACCCTGCTTTAGTCCAGTCGTTAGAGATTGCCGCATTGATAGCCTTGACAATTGAATAATTGCGCTCCTCTTTGGGCGAGAAGCCTAACGGTCCAGGGGCTGCAACAGGTTGCTGATTCGAGCCGAGGCAATCTAGATAGGCAGCACGAGCCGCGTCAATTGTTGCCCCTTCCTCAATGAGCTTTTGCCCTAATTCAGGGAAGCCGTGACGGGTGGCGAGGGCGTTGATCGTAGCAATACGCTGCCGCTCCTCGGAGAGGATTTCCTCTCTAGTGATAGTAATAGTATCTTCCATAGTAGATTTAGTAGATTCTTTCCCCATGTTATCTAAAAAAGAGCGGTTTACGCCCACAGTATGATCCGCAGGGATAGACACCAGACTTATCTCGTAGGGAGTCCAACGAGTGACGGTGTAAGAGTCAGGGTCAGGGGTTCGGTTCTTGATGTCGTCAACGCTATAGCCACAGCTAACGTTCGATATAATGCCATCCTCGACTTCAGCCCGATATTGTTGGGCTTCGGGGGACTTAGACCACCGGACTTTACAGTAGGAGCGTTGACCGTCAACCCAGACAGACTCTACTTTCCCTAGAACCTTATCTCTGTTGTGGTTCCAAAGCAGGGGGGCAGAGGAACAGCGTTCCGTGTTGATTGATTGAGAGTTGCAGCTTAGAATTTCGTAGCCAATGCCCCTATCTACGGGGGTTTCACTAGCGAAGGGAAAAACGATAAAATCCCCCTCAACTTGTGGGGTGAAGCTTTGGGAGCGGGTGAAGTATTTGTCCATCTCATAAACTAAAACAAAAGGACTACTTTTATTGTAGTCCTAGTGTTCTTATTTATTCTTGGTAAAGGGTGAAGCTCCGATAAAAATAACTATCTGGGATATTGCTGTTGAAGGGGAAACGGGAAAAACTAAAGCAGACACGAAAAGCAGGACTGAAAAACAGACTGTGAAGCGCATTTTATTTGACTCCTAGGGGGGATTGCCCCCCGCTATTTCTATTCTTGGTTAAGGTTGGCAATTACTACGTCAGCCTGTAGCAATCCGTGGTTTTTGAGACGTTGCTGTAGGTCAGCTTTAGTGCCAGTGGTAGAAAGCCCCCGCTCTTTGCAGAGCTTCCGTAGGGTGGGCATTGATAGACGCTTGATCCAAGCTCCTTCGCCGTTGGTGGTGGTCTTTTGGTATTCATCCTTGAGCAGGTCGGCAATAGTATTGTCGCCGTCTACATATTCCTCAAGGGTCGGCTCAACTATTATGATTTCTTCGGTGTCAGGGGCAGGGTTTTCGGGTTCGGGTTCAGGTTCTGCACTGGGTAGGGCGGGTAAATTGGCATTAAATAAGGCATCTATAGCGTACTTAAATTCTACTAATTGGTCAGGGGAGATTTGCTCAATCATCCCTATCGCGGTCTGGACTTGAACTAGGGCAGATTCCGCAGCGTTCTCGGCTGAACCTAGCTCCTGTAGGTGGGTTTCTAGAGCTAGTTTCTGCTCCCGTAACTGTTCAATTTGGCGGCTTAAGTCTTCGATTGTGTTGTTAATGTTGGAAACTGTAGCGTTGAGTTGGTTGATTTTGTTTTGGAAAAGCATCTTAATTACCTCTGTAGCGTGTGGGGCGGTTGTGTAGTGGTCTGCCCTCTTTCTGTCCTAAATATAAGTTGCATCCATGCAGAAAGCAATCCGTATTTCTACGGATTTTTCATGCCACAATATTTTAATACACCTTAACTACTAATCATAGAAATCTCAATGTCGTTCTCTTCCCTGTCAGGGTAGATTTTGGCAACTAGCACCTTGTCGCTATCTTGGAACTGACAAGTTATCTGGTCGCCCTCTACAACGGGCTGACCAATAGCGTCAACGCCGTCTAAATAGACTGATTCAATTATTTCTAGGCAAAGTTTTTGGGATTCGGTCATCATGAGACTGCTCCTTCAGGGGGAAAGTTAGGGTTAGGGTAGATGGATGGGGTAGAGGAAACAAACTCAAAAGCCTTTAACTTCCTGACCGCGCTTTGCAGGTCTAGGTTAGTGGTTGGCTTTATAAATTCCACAATGTGCCCATAATGCCCGTGGCTGATCTCCTGTTTTAGGGCAAGTTTGACCAACGTTTCTAGTTTTGGCGGGTCTACTGTCAATTCAGGAGTAACCATCTCGTCAGGGTCATCGTGAGAGGTGGTTAGGGTAACGGTAGCTTCGGGATATTCTTGGTACTTTAGAACTACTTGCATAAACAACTCCTAATTACTTCTAGTTTACTGGACGAAATTAGCGCGAGGGTTTTTAGAGGCTATTGCTCCTATTATTAATTCTAAATGTTCTGGATCTGCTCTCCTCAATTCGTTGAAAAGTTTAGGGCTTGCGAAATGTTCAAACCCAACAGAGTAAACCTCCGTAGTTAAATGGGGATAAACTCTTCCTACATAATTGTCAATAAATTTATCAGGATAAGCGACTTCATCTTCAGCATAAATATCTGTATTATTTAATGCGTTTAGAGTAATTAGGGGACTTGTTGCCCTGCCATCACGCCATTTTTGAGTTGCTGCCCAAGCGTCCTCATCGTCTCTTTCTAGGTGGTGAGCGAACTCGTGAAACTGTGCGCTTTTGTCATCAATAACGTGGACACCAAAAAGTCCTGCGTAAGAACGTCCTGTAAAAATTTCTGCCCCCATTAAACTAATCGGATAATCAGCTATCTCGATAGCGTCTTTCAGATTATTCTTAAAGTTTGTAGTTACACTCTCCTCATCTAAGGAATTATCTATAACTCTAACAGCAATCTTACTTAAAGCTTCCTCGGGCGACTGATAACGTTTACTAGCTGTAATCGTTTTTAGTTCTCCAATAACGCCGCTATACACTTTATTAATCTCTAAAGTTTCAGCTTCTTCCTGTAAATTTATGATTTTTTGGTTTAACTCTACTGCCTTATCAAAGTTATCGTCAAAAAAACCCGTACTTTTTCTGTTAATCTTAGCTAGTTCCTTTTTGGCAGCCTCTATTTCCTTTTCTAGTTGCTTCTTTTCTTCCTGCACGTTGTCAGAAGTAACTAAATGCTTTTCTAAAATCTGCTTCCCAAGAGCGATTAACTGCTTTGGATCTTTACGGTCTTGAACCGTGGTGTTAATCTCTAGGGTAGTTTTAACGGGCTTCTTGGTAGTTTTCTTGGTTTTCTCAGCCAAGGTTTTCTTTTTTTGCTTGGCTGTAGAGTCAAGGGTTTTTCTGCAAGTCTTAGTAGCTGAGATACAGGCATTACCGCAGCTAATCCCCTTTTTGCAGTTCTTAGCTCTGGTTACTAGGCTGTTTACGGGGGTCACGGTTCTAGTCGGTTCGGTTAACTCTAGATTTTCCTCTTCTATAGACCTTAAATTACCTGTAAACGTTATGTATACAAGCTCATCAAGCACTCGTTTTTTTGCGTCTGTAGATAACATCAAATATCCTCCTCTAAATAAAACCGGTAGCTCCTATCCTCTTTTTTGCCAAAAGCCCCAACAACTTCGACCTCTACTAATTTTTTTATTCTGTCATAAAGTTCATCTTCTATTTTTTTGGCTGATTCTCCCTTTAAAATCCTGTCTGCCCCCTCGTTTAACGCGGTATTTATTCCCCCGCTTAAATTTTTAAGCTGGTCAAATATCTGCAAGGTCGCCGCCGCTTCTTTGCTGATCTCCTTACTGGTTTGCTGGTTTATAAGGTTTCCCGCTTTCTGTAATTCTGTCGCCGCCTTAGATTTAGCGACCATCCCAAATAATCGTTTTTCTCTTGCTAACCTTTTTTTGATTTGAGCTTGTAGGTTTGCTTTTTCTATCGCGCTACCGTTATTAAACGAAATATTCCCAAAAAGGTCTGTTTCAAAAGAACCAGCCTCATCACTAGATGCAACAGTATCAGCCAACTCTTTTAAGAAAGCATCACTAACGTGCCTTTTTTTACTTTCTTTCTCTGATAATTCGTACAAGGCTAGTTGTTTAGTGTGGCTTAACCCAGAGCCACCAATTATCGTCCCCTGATTTATAGTTAAGTCTCCGTCAATCGTTTTACGGAAAAGGCTATCTTCAAGCTGCGAGAGTGCCAAGCCGTCTTGAGCTATTGCCTCTCGCATGGGAATACCCCTTTTATTCAAGTCTTCTCGGGTTAAGCCCGTATCTCTAAAAAATTTAGCCGCGTCTAGCGGATCTCCTCTGCCTTCGGCTATATTCGTGATTGCTCCCACGGCTCTAGCCTCAGCATCATCTGCAACGTCAAGGAATCTAACAGCTACTTTTTCAGCACCTAACTTTTTAGCAAGGTCTAATCGGTTATGTCCATTGACAACGTAGGTGTTGCCGTCTTCTGGATCTTCCCACACCTGAAGTATTCCAGCAAGGTTAGGATCGTAGCGTTTGACCCCTGACAGACTTCCAACCGTTCCGCTTTGTGTATGCTGCCCCAAGATTTTATACTGAAACCTTTTCGGATCTACAAGAATTGTAGTCGGGTCAATCTCAGCAATAGTTCCCGCCTTCTTGACGACTTCTAGAGGTTTTGCGGCTTTAGGTTTCTTCGTACTTGTCTTTGACTTGCCCACAGCCTTAGCTAGTTTCTGCTTGGCGGGTTTAGCACTAGCAGGAATATCCGATTTACAAGTTTTATTTTTGCTAATACAACTCCCCCCACAAGAAATACCAGCCTTACAATTTTTAGCCCGAGTAACTAACGCTCTAGTCGGTGTCAGTCCCTCGGCTGGCTCTACGGGCTGCTCCTCTTCGCCCATACCCCCTACTGGGATAGTGGTATCAAAGGCTAGTTCTAGGTTTTTAGCCATCTCTAGCTCTCTTTGCCGCTCCTTCAAAATATCCTCAAGGTCTCCGCCTGTCTGGGCGATAACCTGACTGATTGAGGTGAACCCTGCTTTAATCGCTTCTTTGTTGGCGGCGACTTCGTTTTGCGGATCGACCCACTGCCATCCCCTCGGGGTCCACTTGTCGCGGTGGTAGAATTTCGGATTTAGTTCATAGTTCGGGAAAGGTAACGCCCCTGCATAGACTGCGGACTCTAGCCAAATCTTAAATATTTTCTTGTGCAGGTTGGAAATTAGCCATCCTTGGAGAAGTCGGTAGTTATCGCGTTCTTCAATCAGGCTTGTTCTGGCGCTTGAATAGCTCGTATTCGAGTAGTCACGGCTTAAAGACTCATACGATAGCCCCAAGCTTGCGGCCACCCCGCGTAACATCATCCTCACGAACGGATCAAAACCCTGGTTAGGTCGGGTGGGAGCAAAACCCGCGAAGGTTTCCCCGGGGGCGAGGACTTCAATAGCCCCGGGTTCTAGGTTGTAAAGGCGATTGCCATTCTCTACCCCTTGGCTCAACAATTCAGCGTCAGGCGTTTGGATAAACCCCATTACCGCCGCTTGCGCTCTCGCCGCTACTAACTCGCTCTCCTCGTAGCCGTGCAAGTTTTTCAGTCTGGTTAACGCGGTGTGAAACCAAGGCACACCCCTGCTCTGATTGGGGCGATCGCACACGAACAGATGCAGAATTTCATTAGCCGGGAGTCGCATCAACTGCCCACCTGCGTAGGAAGCTGAAAACTGATAATCTCCCGGGTGATTCGGGTAAAGCCAATAGGCAATAGGTCTTTGCCATTCATCAACTTCAACGCCCATGCGAATCCTGCCAACTGGCCCCTGCCCTACTGACCAATCGTCACAGAGTTGGTCTGCCTCGATCACTTCTAAGGCAACTGGGACGGGACTACCACCAAAAGACTTACGCACAATGCGGATCAAGACCTCGCCGCTCTCAATAATGCTCGACATGATCAACCGCTCTAGGTCTGGGAAATTTAGCTTACCTGCGGTGTGGCAATATTCCGCGTCACACCACTCAAGCCACAACTCCTCGACTAGGGCATTAAGCCGATCATCGTAGGCTTGACCGCGTTGTTTTTTGATTTGACTTTGAAGCTTGATCCCTTGCCCGACCACGTTCCCTACAATCGTTCTCAGCCCGTTCTTGGCGTAATCGTTGTTCCTAACCAAGTCCCTCGAACGATTCCGCAGGGGCTTAAGAGCCGTGATAATCTCGCTGTCAGCCGAAGCGCCGGAAGTGACCCAATCGTTATTTAATCGGCTATACGCCGCCCCTTGGTAAGCGCGTTTTTCCTGCTTTTTCTCTCGCTTCAACCAGTCGAACAAGCCCATTATTTAAACCTCACGTATAGCCGCCGTGGATCTCCTAACCCTTGGGCGATGGATTCCGCAGTTTTCTCCCGATAAACCTCCATTTTAAGGCTATCTCGCAGAGACATTAACTCAGCTAGGGACATTCTGCTTAGGTTGCGTCCTTTGATTGAGTAGCTTTGCACCGCCCCACCATCTAGGATAGTTTGGATAGCGGCGTTAACCGCGTCTAGTAATTTCTGTGCAGTAGTGCGATTATCTGCTCCGTCTGCTACAACAGCCACGACTTTTAAAGTGCCTGAGAAGTAAAGGCGTGAGACAGAATTGATTTCTATAAAGACTTGATAGTAGTAATCTCCCGCCGTCAACTCTTCCGAGACTTCCGAGGGGATTGTGGTCACGAACTCACTGCCATCGGCTGTACTCGTAATGCTAAACGCCGCCCCTTCCCTAGCAAACTTCCAAGTTAGGGTAGTAGTAGTAGGCAGTAGGGCGACTTCCTTGCCCGTTGACGGGTCAATCCCTCGCAGGTTGTCCGACCTCCAAGTTAAGGTGTCTCCTATAGCTAGAGTAGTGGGCGTGTTCAACATCTTTGAGTTCCTCAAGTACAATGATTCTAACAAATCGGCAACAGTTGCCGTTTCAGGAAAAGATGATTGACGCTAGAGCAAAGGAATCAATATCAATTAGTTTTCGGCAATCCACTTTAGACCCATGGTTTGCCAACGCCTACGGATTGGTAGTAGACAATGATTTAGGGGTAGACCAAAAGATTAAGCTTGCTAAGGAGTTTATAGATCGGTATTCCGAGCAGCCCCGCCGTAGAACAGGATTTGAGACTGTTCTAAAAACGCTTACCACCTCTGAGCAAAGTTGCCGCGTCCCCTATCGTGGTTAATCCAACTTTGCTTAGGTTGCTCGGGGGGTTTAGGTGCTGCTTCCTTCTCTTCAGGTAGCAGAGCGGCTAACATCTCCTTAAAGTTAAGTCTGGCAATCCCCACCCCTACCGCCGCAGCGTAGGCGTAGACAAAAGTATCTAAAGCTTCGTTGCGGGTTTTGACCTTAATCCACTCCACTTTAGGGAAACCCTTAACATAGCGCGTCACCTGTCTCTCAGCCGTTAGCTGGTCGTAAAACTCTTCAGGCAGTCCTAGGGGAAAGTGACAATATCCTGGACCCACGGTCTTAAGCTTTAGCCGTCCGTAGAGCAAGGATTTAACTATATCTACCCCTACAGGCCACAGCTTAACTCCCTTCTTATAGGTCTGACCCTTATAGTTGACTTCCTGAAAAGTTGGCCGTCCTAGGATGGGGCGACCTGCCGTTGACATCCCCTTAACTGCGAAGAGGGTTCTAGAAGACTTCCTAACGTAGTTGTAGACGGCTTGCGGCTTAAAGCCCGTGTCAATAGCACAGGCTGTCACTTTGAGTTCGGCACCGGTGGCATGGATGTAGGAGCAATCCAAGACTAAATCTAACTGACTCCATACCTCTGATTCTTCGGGGTCACCGTATAGCTCAATCCAGTAAACTAACCACGCTTCCTCACCCTCACCCCATGCCCAAATAGAAACCGCAAGGCGATCACCCTGAACATCCACACCCGCAGTGAGTAAAGCTCCGTTTCTGGGAACGGTCATAGGCTGGTAAGGTTCGGCTCTAGCAGCCAAGACCTGCCATTCTAACTGCTCCCCTTCCTGTTCCTCGAAGGTTTCCCCTAGGGAAGTGTTCACAAAAACCTTTAGGAGTTCGGGGTCATCCTTTGACTTGAGAAAGTCTTGGACTACCTCTCCAAATCGTCTCCAAGGGGAGTAAAGCTCGTTAAGGTGAAAACCTGCCACCTCAGACTCTGCCGTGGGAATCCAAACTCCTCGCCGTAGCAGGTCAGGTTTGTCACCGTCCGTTATCTTGCCTTTACAACTCTCGCACTCGTACCATGCAGCGGGGGGATTGTCCTTTTCCCACTTCACCTGTTCCCACCGTAAAAACTGTTGATGCTGGCAATGGGGGCAAGGAATAAAATACCGTCTCTTATCACTACGATTAAACCAATACTCAATTCTGCTAAACCCCTTACGGGTGGGGGTGGAAACCAATATTATTCTCTTATTCCAAAAAGTCGTAGTCCGTTTAACGGCTAAGGCTACGGGGTCGCCCTCGTTCCCTGCGCTGAAGGGATAGCGGTCCACTTCATCGGCTATCACAATCCTGATAGGTCTACTAGCAAGGGAAGAGGCAGAGTTGGCACCTGCTAGGGTGATGTGGCCTCCCGGAAACGATTTGTGCAGCAGGGTATTTCCTGAAGCTCTCGCCCTAGTATCAATCAATCCCTTTAATGCGGGGGAATCCCTGACCATCGGAGTTAGGCGGTCCTTACTCCAAGTCTCTGCCATCTCTAAAGTAGGGTTCAGGACTAGGATAGGTGAGGGTTCATGAGCCATGAAATAGGCGGCTACATTCAAGCCTACCTCCGATTTGCCAACCTGCGCACTGCTCATGACTACCACTATCTGATTATCGTTAACCGCGTCCATGATGCCGCGTTGGTATTCTGCTCTGGAAGTCCTCCATTGTCCCGGTTCGGCACTGGCTTCAGGACTCAGCATCCTGTACCTGTCTGCCCAATCGCTTACCTTTAGCTTTGGGGGTGGCAGAAACGTCTTCGCCGCCGTTTTCAGTAGTTCCTGAGCCGTTAATAAATTCGTCATCGCTTAAATCCTTTAATATCTCTATTATTGTCTCTTCTAGGCGGTTTTGTACCTTAATTGGGTCACTAATCCCTGCTAATTCGTAAGCTAACTTAGATGGCATTCCTAACAGTTTAGCCTTGGCAGAGGCTATATAGTTTATCCAAGTTGCCAATACCTCACTACCCCTGACTAATTCACCCCGTGTAACTGCCAGTTCTAGCTCTAACTTCTCAGTTTGGGCTTTAGTCAGTGCTAACTTGGCTTGGTCAAGACTTTCTACCCCGTTAGCCCGTGGTTTCTCTTTCAAAGTCTGTATTACGGACAGGATTGCCACCCGTTCCGTAGAGGGTTCTTTGGGCACAAACCCCTTTTGTTGCCAGTCCCGTATTGTGGTCACGGGAATGCCAGTTAATCGCCCTATTGCTGCCGCACTTAAACCCATACTTAAGGACTCAATTTTACTCTTCTATTATAATTTACGGGTTTTTGCCTATTTA